TGAACTTTTACAGTATGCAATGGTAAAAACATATCTAGAAGATATTGATTTTCTATTAAAAACTGATAAACAAATAAGATTTAATAAAAGACAAAATAGAATGTATTTGGATATTGATTGGGGAGCACAGAAGAAGGATACATTTTTTGTTATTGATTGCTATAGAATTTTGGATCCAAATGATTTCACTAAAGTTTATAACGATAGTTTTCTTAAAAGGTATCTTACAGCATTAATAAAAAGACAGTGGGGACAAAATCTAATTAAATTTAGAGGAGTTAAATTGCCTGGTGGTATTGAATTAAATGGTAGAGAACTATATGACGATGCAGAAAGAGAAATTGAAGCAATAAGAGAAAGGATGTCAATGGATTATGAACTTCCACCTTACGATTTTATTGGATAATGGCACTCAATCCGTTCTTTTTACAAGGATCTCCTGGAGAACAAAGACTTATTCAGGAATTAATTAATGAGCAGTTACAAATTTATGGTGTAGAAGTAACTTATATACCAAGAAAATTTGTAAGACAAGAAACCATTATAAGAGAAGTTACTTCATCAAGATTTGATGATAATTTTGCTATAGAAGCATATGTAAGTAATTATGATGGTTATATGGGATCGGGGGATATCTTAACAAAATTTGGAATGAGTTTGAAGGATGAATTAACTCTAATTATTTCAAAGGAAAGATTTGAAGATTTCATTTCTCCATTTTTATCTTCTATGGATCCTGAGGAGATTATACTCACAACTCGTCCAAGAGAAGGTGATATTGTTTATTTTCCTTTAGGTAAAAGATTATTTGAAGTTAAATTTGTAGAACATGAAAAACCATTTTATCAACTAGGAAAAACCTATGTTTATGAACTTCAATGTGAATTATTTGAACTTGAAGATGAAGTTGGTGGATTTACTGATTCAAATACAACTGTTGAAGAGATTGATTCTACTTTACAATCTCAAGGTTATATAACTTCTTTACAGTTATTTGGATCTGGTCAAAGAGCAACTGCATCTTCTGGTATTGGAAGTGGATATGTGAGAAAAATTACTCTTTCAAATGATGGATATGATTACGTTGGAATTCCTACCGTTTCAATTACACCAGCTCCATTCGGGGGGACAACAGCTACTGCAGTTGCATTCACTACATGCAGGGGGGGTGTTTGTTCTATTAAAGAAATTTTATTAGTAAATACCGGGTCAGGTTATACTGTAGCACCTTCTATAACAATTTATCCGAACGGTAGTGGAAGAGGTGCCGAAGCTTCATGCGAAATAGTTACAGGTTATCGTGGAATTAGGAATATTGGAATTCAAACTTACGGGCAAGGTTATGTAGGAATTCCTACGGTTTCAATTACACCAGCTCCTACTGCAGGTTTAGCAATAACTGCAGTAGGACGAGCAGTTGTTGGTACTTCTGGAAGTATAACTGATATTCTTATCATAGACGCTGGAGTGGGATATTTAAGTGCTCCAGGTATAACAATAGCATCTCCCCCATTACTTACTGGAATTGGAACATATAAATTTAATGAAGTTGTTACTGGATCAATTTCTGGAACAACTTCAAGAGTCAAATCTTGGGATAAAGATACCAAAGTACTTGACGTTGGTGTAATTGATGGAACATTTGAACCTGGAGAAATAGTAGTTGGATCTGCATCATCTGCAAGATACAGTCTCAAAACTGTTTATAAATCTGAATTCGCAGATAAATATGAAGAAAATGATCAGATTGAAGAGGAGGCTGATCTTATTGTAGATTTTTCAGAATCAAATCCATTTGGTAACTATTAATTTTATAAATATAGTAGTTGATAAAAATACTATCCAATGAAAAATTATTATCATAACCACCACATAATACCAAAACATATGGGTGGTAGTGATGATCCGGACAATCTTATTAGGTTAACTATACAAGAACATGCGGATTCTCATAAAATCCTTTGGGAAAAATATGGAAAAAAAGAGGATGAAATTGCTTGGAGAATGTTAAGTGGGCAAATAACTCCATATGAAGCAACTATGGAGGCAATTAAAAATTCTTCAAAAAAAACTTGTGAAAAAAGAAATAAAGAAAACAATCCAATGTGGGACCCCAAAAATGTAGATAAAGCGAAAAAAAATATTAAAAAATTTTGGGATAATAATCCAGAATTAAAAAAAGAAGTATCGAGAAGATCAAAACTAATAAATACAGGTAAAATGAGAACGGAACAACAAAAAGAAAATTATAGAAATGCCAGATTGGGAAAATACTATCCAACCTCAAAAAGAAAATGTTCTTGTTTAGGTTGCAAAAAGGAAACAACAACGCAAGCATTTCATAGAGTTCATTTAAAAAAATGTTTTGAATAAACGGGTATAGAAAAACGCTAGGAACTTACTACTATCACCATATTATAAGAAAAACAATTATTGCCTTTGGTACTGTCTTTAATCAGATTTATATTAAACACCAAGATGCAAATAATGAAACTTATAGTGAACTAAGAGTACCATTAGCATATGGTCCTACACAAAAATTCCTTGCTCGCTTGACTCAACAGGCAGATTTAAATAAACCAGTTCAAATTACTTTGCCCAGAATGTCATTCGAAATGACTTCTATAAGATATGATCCTTCAAGAAAGGCAACGGTTACACAATCTTTCAAGGCATCGGATGGACAAAACTTGAAAAAAGTTTACATGCCTGTTCCATATAATATTGGATTTCAACTTAGTATCATGTGCAAATTAAATGATGATGCCCTACAAATAGTTGAACAAATTTTACCATATTTTCAACCAGCATTTACATTAACTGTAGATCTTGTAGATTCAATTGGAGAAAGGAGAGATATTCCTTTAAATTTGGATGAAATTTCATTCAAAGATGATTATGAGGGTGACTTTTCTACAAGAAGATCTTTAATTTATACATTAAATTTTACCGCAAAGACTTATCTCTTTGGTCCTATTTCAGATACGACCGATGGACTTATTCGTAAGGTACAGGTTGATATGTATACTAGTACAGATACTGTAAATGCTAAGAGAGAGATGAGATATACTGTTGTTCCGGATCCAATTGATGCTGCGCCAGATGATGATTTTGGATTCAATGAGAATTGGGAATACTTTAATGATTCAAAATCATATAGTCCCACACAACATATAGATATTTAATAAGTTAATCAACATGGCAAATAATTTTGAATCTATTGACGCAGCATTGAATACTGAAAGTAGTATTGTCGAAGTTGAACCAAATTCGCCCAAAATTCAACTAATAAAACCAACACCTGATGATGTTCAAAAAGATTATGAGTATAGTAGAGCACAATATTATTCAATTATTGAAAAGGGACAAGAAACTTTAAATGGAATTATGGAACTGGCAGCAGAAACTGCCAGTCCAAGAGCATATGAAGTTGCCGGACAAATTTTAAAAAGTGTTAGTGATGCTGCAGATAAATTAATTGACCTTCAAAAGAAAATGCGTGTAATTGAAGATGAAAATATTAAGACTACCAATAATGTGACGAATAATGCCGTATTTGTTGGATCAACCTCCGAATTACAGAAATTACTAAAGCAAGGTTTTCTAAATAATAAAGAGTAATTTAATTACATGCGAATAAAACCTCATAAATCAGTTGAACAAATTGCAAGAAAACATCGTATGGATGTTTCTGATATTCAGAGGCAACTTGATATGGGTGTTCCTATTGAGCACGAACATACTCACAATAAAACTTTAGCAACTGATATTGCTCTTCAGCATTTAGATGAGATTCCAGATTATTATACTCGTTTGAAAAAGATGGAAGCATCCGCAAAGAAAGAACACAAAAAGTTCAAGGATGTAAAAGAAGATGCAGTAACCGACCTTCAAAGAGGTATTACTGAATTGCCTGATGCATCTTATGGATCTATTGATAATTTGATGAGACGCATTATGAAGAAAAGAAAAATGAGTGCCAAACAACTTCATAATGATTTTGTCAATAAACACAATCAAACTCCAGATACTTGGGCAAAAAAGAACATGAAAGAAGAAACCAAATCGGGAGATCAAGGTCTTCGTGATTGGTTTGGTAAATCCGAATCAAAAGATAAAAAACCAGGTTGGGTAAATGTTGTAACTGGTGGAACTTGTGCAAGTGACGAACCTGGAGAAGGAGTTCCAAAGTGCGTATCTTCTCAGAGAAGGGCAAATATGTCCAAAGAAGAAAGATTAACAGCATCAAGAAGAAAAAAAGCAGCAGATCCTGGACAACAAGAAAAATCTGGTGCTGCAAAACCAACAAATGTAAGGACGGAAGAAATGGATCTCCAAGAAGTAAAAGATAAACCAGGTAAAGGTAGTGGAAAAAAAGATGCCTGTTACAATAAAGTAAAGTCAAGATATGATGTTTGGCCCAGTGCATATGCTTCTGGAGCACTTGTCAAATGTCGTAAAGTTGGTGCTGATAATTGGGGAACAAAATCTGAAGATTGTTGGGATGGATATAAGCAAGAAGGTATGAAAAAGAAAGGTAAAAAAATGGTTCCAAATTGTGTGCCAGTAAAAGAAGAATCGGGTGTAAGATATTGTCCAAAATGTGCAAAAAATGAGACTCGTGATGAATGCAAATACGGTCAAAAGTATTGGGATATGTTCTCAATGCCCATTACTTTGAAGAAGTATACACCAAATACTCCACATCCAGGAAATATGCCAGAAGAAAAGGATCATGAGTATTCAATGGCACGTTCAGAACTGAATACAATTATGACCGCTGCAAAAAAATTGAAGAAAAAAATGAAAGGAGAGGGTAATATTGAAGCATGGGTTCAATCAAAAATTACCAAAGCGGCAGATTATATTGATACTGCTGCCGATTATATTGGTAGTGGAGAAAGTAAGGTAAATGAGGACACTACTATTGAAGATGCAAACGGCAATACATTTCTTAGAATTATTAATATTATCAGACCTGAATCATTGAAGACAACAAAAGGTATTGGTAATAGATTAGTTGGAGAAAGTATTTCTGGTGAACCAAAGTTAAGACCAGGATCTGGACTTGGTGGTGGAAAACCAGTTTATCCAAAAGGAAAAGAACCAAAACCAACAGGTGCAGAATTACCAAAATTACCTTTAGCAAAAGGGGAAGGTGGATCTCCTGGCCAACCATATAAAGCACCAAAAGAAGATCCAAAAAATCCTTATGTTCCTGCTCCAAAAAGACCAAATGTTCAATTAGCACATTACGAGTCCGAAGGAACTTATATTGAAGAGCAAGTATCAGATACAGATACGGCACAGGAAAAATTTGATAAAAGAGTTAATGCTGCAAAAGCACCTGGATTAACACCTGCATTGAAAGTAAAAATCCTAAAATCAGCTTCTGAGATTCATCCATCAAAAGTAAAAACTCTTGAATCTTTTATGATTGAAGCATCCGCTGCTTGGCAAAGAAAAGAGGGAAAGAATCCTGAGGGTGGTCTAAACAAAAAAGGGATTGCTTCTTACCGCAAAGAGAATCCTGGATCACGCCTCTCACTTGCGGTTACAACAAAACCTTCCAAATTAAAAAAAGGATCAAAATCAGCAAATCGTAGAAAATCTTTTTGTAGTCGTATGTCCGGCATGAAAGCAAAATTAACAAGTGCAAAAACCGCCAATGATCCCAATTCAAGAATAAATAAGTCATTAAGAAAGTGGAATTGTTAGTATGACACATGAAGTGAACAAAATTGCAATCAAGGTCTTTTACTAGAATGAAAAGTTTCAAACAATTCCTCTCCGAAAGTATTAATATTGCGGGAGATTTTAATGGCACATTAAATATCGGTAGTGCATCTCAACCAGAGCAGGTTGGAGAAAGTTACGTTGCAGATGTTGTGTGGCAAGGAAGTATCTACAGAATGGAATTAACTTCAGAAGGAATGCCAACTAACCAAAAGTTGACCGAAGACCTTCAAAGCGAATATCCTGGTGCAATTGTTCATAACATTTATCCAGTAATTGAAAAGGCAGTTAATATTAAAAATTCAAAAAGATATCATCCTACAAAATTAGATTGGTTTTGATTTATGGCACAGTGGAATAAAATTATTCAAGACTTTCTAAATCAAGAAAGAAGTCTTTTTGAAGTCCCAATGATTGCTACTAGGGATGGGAATGTTGTAGATGAAACAAATAGATTTCCAGTAGGTATTGGTTCTACTGGTTTTGTATCTTTGAAGCAAGGTTCTGTACCAATTAGTTATACAAATCCTCTTCCAGTATCATTAGGTTCTTCCAATATTACAATTACTGGTGATGTAAATATAGGAACAACAGTATCAGTCACAAGCACTCCCGAAAATCCTGTCCATACTCATATTACAGAAGTTGGAACATCAGGAATTATTGCAACACCATACCTTCCAGTAGGTATATCAACTTTTAATAATATTATAGTTATCAAACAATCTGAAGGCAGTTTATATTCATTCAACAATCACGCAACAA